GCTAAGCTGCGACAATCCCGAAGGAGGTAACACACAATGGCTAAAAATCTGATTGAAGCGGCGGCAGCTGAAGAAGTCGAGGAGAAGGTCGAACAGACCATCGACCTCGGCAAGGCCCGCCGACAGTTCGCACTGTGGCACGTCGGAGACCGAGACATCAAGTTGAAGTTAAAGACGTCCACGACCTGCGAGCTGGAACGCAAATACGGACGCAACCTTCTCTCCATCATGGGAGAAGGCGATGGAGGCATGCCGGCGATCACCGTCATGCTGGACATCGTTTACGCAGCCGCGAAGGATTGGAACCACGGCCTGAAGAAGTCCACCATCACGGACCTCTACGACGAGTGGCTTGCAGAAGGCGGCTCCATGATCCAGTTCTACACCGACATCTACATGAACGTCTTCCTGGTCTCCGGTTTTTTCAGCGAGGCCCAGGCGGCCCAGATGCGGGAGATGAAGGACGACCTGGAAGCGTAACATACTACAATTCAATCAGCGAAGCGATTGCCGGGCTGTATCCCCTCTTCTTAGAGGCTGGGTACGGCCCGGCTCTTTTTTGGGACCTTTCCTATGGAGAAGTCCATGACGTGCTCGAAGCGACCCTCAGACGAATGCAGAGAGAGCAGGAACAGCGGGATGCAGACTTCAAGGACGAAGCATTCATGCTGTACGTCCAGGCGCTTCAGATCCGGAACATGATCGGCAACGTCCTGTCCGGTGAGAGCAAAGTGCCTGTCATGGAGCTCCACGAGTGGTACCCGGACCTGTTCGAGTCGCCTGAGGCGAAAGCCGAACGGGAAGCCATCGCCCGTCAGATGTATCTGGACGAACGGGCGGCGGCTGTTGCACGTTTTAATGCACGATTCAGAGAAACACACAGAGAGGCGGTGAAAGACAATGGGCGGAACGACACTAGAGAAGCTGAACGTGATCCTGGACGCGAATCTGAAGCCTTACAAGCAGGCTCTGAAGAGCGCGGAGACGGACACGTCGAAGAGCGTCACGAAGATTAAGAGCACACTGGGCTCCATCTCTTCCTTCATGAAGAAGATCGGCGCTGCCATCGGTGCGGCCTTCGCAGTGAAGCAGTTGATCTCCTTCGGCAAGTCCTGCATCGAGCTAGCGTCCGACCTATCAGAAGTCCAGAACGTCGTGGACGTCACATTTGGCTCCATGGCGGACGAAATCAACAAGTTCGCCAAGAACGCCATCTCGCAGTTCGGCCTGTCCGAGACCGCTGCCAAGCGGTACACCTCCACCATGGGCGCGATGCTAAAGTCCATGGGGCTGACCGGTGACCAGGTCAAGAACATGTCCATGAACATGGCCGGACTGGCCGCCGATATGGCGTCTTTCTACAACCTCGACAACGACGTAGCCTTTGAAAAACTCCGCGCCGGCATCTCCGGCGAAACTGAGCCGCTGAAACAGCTGGGCATCAACATGTCCGTGGCGAACCTCGAAGCCTATGCTCTCTCCCAGGGCATCACAACCTCCTATCAGGAGATGGACCAGGCATCGCAGGCCATGCTTCGGTACAACTACCTGCTGACCGTCACCAAGGACGCCCAGGGCGACTTCGCCCGGACTTCGGACGGATGGGCCAACCAGGTCAGAGTCCTCCAGGAACGATGGAACGCTCTGAGGGCCACCCTCGGTCAGGCGTTCATTCAGGTCCTGACTCCGGTCCTGCAGATGCTCAACAAGGTCATCTCCTACATCATGGCGGCGTCCGACGCCTTCTCCAACTTCATCTCCAAAGTGACCGGCTCCGGCGAGACTACCAAGTCCTCGTTCACCGATGCCGGCAACGCAGTCGGTGGACTGGGCGATGCGGCGCTTGCGGCAGGAGACGATGCCAGCTCTGCGGCAGACGAATCGACAGCAGCGGCCAAGAAGGCCGAGAAGGAAGCGAAGAGAACCATCGCATCCTTCGACGAGCTGCATGTCATGAACAAGCAGGACGACTCCTCTGACGATGGGGCCGGCGCTCTCGCCGGCCTTCAGCCCGGTGGGTACATCACCAGCGCAACGGAGGCGGCCAATGCAACCGACAACAAACTGAACCCCGTCCTCGACAAGCTCCTGAAGAAGCTCAAAGAGCTCCGTGGGTACTTCGAGCGAGGCTGGAACATGTCCTTCGGCAACGTGGACCTCGGTCCTCTTCAGAAAGCGGCGGCTGGCGTTCGTGAGAACCTCGTCGACATCTGGACCGACCCGAACGTCGTGGGAGCTGCCAACCGGTGGGCACAGAGGACCGCACAGGCTCTCGGCCAGGTAGCCGGAGCGGCGGCATCCATCGGTGTGACCATCGCCACGAACCTCGTCGGAGGCTTCGAAAAGTACCTTTCCGGCAACAAAGAACGGGTCAAGCGGTGGATCATCTCCATGTTTGACATCTCCGGAGACATCAACGAGATCATCGGCAACTTCTCCACAGCGTTCGCGGACATCTTCTCCGTGTTCGGTGGAGAGAACGGCCAGCGCATCACGGCGGCCATCATCGGCATCTTCTCGGACGCCTTCATGGGAGTCGTCGAGCTGGCCGGCAAGTTCGCCAGAGATGTTATCGACCTCATCACCGGACCGTTCATCGAGAACAAGGAGAAAATCAAGCAGGCGCTGGACGACACGCTCGGCGTGATCGCGGACGTACTTGAGACCATCAAGGAGCTCGTGGACGACACCGTCGACAAACTCAACGAGGTCTACGACGAGTACATCCACCCGCTTCTTATGTCCATCAAGGAAGGCTTCTCCGACACCTTCGGACGACTTCTGGAGGTCTACGAGACGTACTTCGTGCCCATGTTCGAGCGGATGGCTGAAACCCTGAGGACGTTCAAGGACGAACACCTTCAGCCGATGATTGACGCCTTCCTTGATATGGTGGGCCAGGTCGCATCTACCCTGCAGACGCTCTGGGAGAAGATCCTGAAGCCTCTGTTCGACTGGATCGTCGAGAACATCGTCCCGCTGGTCGTCCCGATCATCGAGCGAATCTGGAACACAGTGCTCACCGCGTGGAGCTACATCTCCGACGCACTCCACCAACTGTGGGACCTCGTTAAGAGCGTCTTCAAGCTCATCCAGGACATCATCAACGGCGACTGGAAGGCCGCGTGGGAAGACTGCAAGGACATCGTCCTCCACGCCTTCGGGGCCGTCTGGGACTTCATCAAGGCCATCGTGTATGCCATCAAGGCGTGCATCCTCGAACATCTGGCAGCCATCGAGCTGGCACTCAAGGCCGCGTGGACGTTCGTCAAGGACGGCGTCAAGGGCCTCGTCCAGTTCGTCTCGGATCACATGCAGAGTATCATCGACAAGGTCGTGGACGCGAAAGACAAGGTGGTCGAGACTTTCCGCAACCTGAAAGACAAGGCTGTGGAAATCATGCGCAAAATTCGGGACAAGATCTCCGACATCATCGACAAGATTAAAGGGCTGTTCGACTTCGACCTGTCCTTCCCGCACATCCCACTCCCGCACTTCACCATCGACCCTGCAGGATGGAGCCTCGGCAGCCTGTTCGACGGCGTCATCCCGTCGCTGGGCATCGAGTTCTATGCCGCCGGTGGTTTCCCGGATGCCGGCTCGCTGTTCATCGCACGCGAGAACGGCCCGGAGATGGTCGGCAGCATCGGCGGACGGACAGCCGTCGCCAACAACGGCCAGATCGTCGACGCCATCGCATACGGTGTCTCTGACGCCATGAGCGAGGTCCTGATGGGCTTCCTGCAGAACTTCGACAACGGCGGCGACAGCGACCAGCCCATCGTCATCAACCTCGACGGCATGACTCTGTACAGAGGCGTCCTGAGAGGCAAGCGGAAGTACGAGGCACGAGTCCAGGTACAGACCACCTAAGGAGGACCACATGCTAAACATCAAAATGCACCGTGGGGACACGAAGCAGCTGAAGTTCAGAAGACTGAGCGACGGCGAGCCCATCACCTCCAAGGCGGACCAGATCTACTTCACGGTGAAGAAGGCGGTCCAGCCTGTCCCCACTGAATACGTCATCCAGAAGACCATGGACGCCATGACCTTCGACGAGGACTACTACTACCACCTCACCATCGAGCCGGAAGACACCGAGGAGCTGGACTTCGGCACCTACGACTTCGACATCCAGGTCACGGCCAACGGCGTCAAACAGACGACGGTCGGAACGCTCGAAATCACGAAGGAAGTCACCTTCAGAGAAAACGAGGTGTAAACCATGGACGAGCTCATCATTCTGGAAGAGGGACTCGAAGAGGAACTCGACCTCGAAACGACTCCGGAAGACGTGCTCGACATCACAGAAGAACCCGAAGAGGAGATCTCCCTGGAAGAGGAGGTCTCCTTCGTTCTCCTGGACTACCGGGCACTCCGGCACAAGCCGTCCATCAACGGCGAGCTTGTCATCGACGACAAAACCATCGAACAGTACGGCATGGAAGAAATCACCAACGCGGAGATCGAATCCATGATGCAAGACTAAGGAGGGAAGACTATGGCCGACACTACCAAGAAATACGTCAGCTACAACACACTCCTCTACTTCTGGCAGAAGATCAAGCTGAAGCTGGCGGGCAAGGTCGACGCAGAGACCGGCAAGGGCCTCTCCGCCAACGACTTCACCAACGAGCTGAAGACCAAGCTGGAGGGCCTTGAACAGGGTCTCACCGAAGCAGAGGTCGAAGCTCTGATCGCAGAAGTGGTCGATGCGGCACCCGCTGCACTCGACACCCTGAAAGAGCTGGCCACGTCCCTCGGCAACGACGCGGACTTCGCCGGCACCATGACGACCGAACTCGCTAAGAAAGTAAACACTGCAGACCTGGTCGAAGTGACCAATGCAGAGGTGGACGCCATCATCGCAACGTAAGGAGGGGAGACACATGAAATATGTGGGCTATAACACCCTCCTCTACTTTTGGCTGAAGATGAAGGCCAAGTTTGCGGAAAAGTACGACAAAGCCGGTGGCGAGATCACCGGAGACGTCAAGATCGACGGCAATCTGACTCTGGACATCCCGGACGAAGACTACGATGCCGGCATCCGGTTCGCCAAAGTGTTGGATGACAACCTCGGCACGGTCCTGACGTTGACCGGGTATGCGAACGGGGACAGCCCGACAAACTACAAACCTATCATCCGAAACATCGGGACGCCGAACTCGAACTACGATGCGGCCACGAAGAAGTACGTCGACGATCAGGTGGTTCAGCCGACTCTCTACCTCGTTTTCCTAAACCCTGACGGAACAGTCGACCAGCACGCCTCGACTTTGCAGTACAGCAAGGTAGTTGCGAACTTCTCCGACCCGAAGGAGGCGGACTACCTCGACGTGTTCTGGGGCGACACACGCTTCCAGGCGAAAGCAATCGAGATGACCGACGTCAACAACGGCGACATCAAGTTCATCGGTGAGTTCGAGTACAACGGACTCCAGAGGTACATGGTCTTCACGCTGTCGCCGTCAAGCGTTCTGACGACCACGAACATCATCACGTTCGAGGGCATCCACAACAAGGTCCAGGACATCGTGGCGAACAGCACGTCGGTTGACAAGTACCCGTCCACGAAGGCGGTCTTCGACCAGTTTCAGCGGAAGCCTGACATTGTATGGCAAGACGACACCGGGCTGAAAGCCTTGCAGACGGACATCTCTGCGAGCATGAACTGGCAGCTGACCGGGCTGGACCTGACTCCGTACAAGCGCATCAAGGTCTACGCGAAGGCCGGGCGAGGCTCTACCAATGCAGGTACGACCGGCCAGATGATGGTCGAGATGCTCCTCGACTCCCGGTGCGCCGACACGTCCCACGGTGGACACTACGTCGGCTCGGTGCTGGCACAGAAGCCGAACGACTCCAACCGGTACGCGTCTCTGACGGTCGCAGTATCCGCAGACAAGACCAGCTTTGCTGTCCTCCGGCAGACATCTCTGTACGGTACGGCGGCCACCACCAACAACGACATCGGCGCGAACGTATTCCTCATCGAGGGATACTACGATTAACGAAAGGAGAGAACCAAATGGCCAAATACAACGCCAACTTCTTCATGGTCGACAATGTTGCCAGACCTGTTCCCTCCGAAATGAGCGTAACCATCCAGAAGCTCTCCCGGTCGGATGCCGGGCGAAGCGAGGATGGCGTCATGCACGTCAACTACGTGCGGAGAGTCCGTTCCATCCAGTTCTCCTGGAAGGATCTCCCGCCGGAAGACATCGCGGAACTGTGCGACGCCTTCGACGGTGCGGACTACTTCGACGTCTCGTACCAGGACCCGAAAGACGGGCCGGTCACCCGGACCTTCTATGCCGGCGACATCTCCACGAAGGTGTACAGCTGGTCCACCCGGTTCAAACGGTACGAGAGCATGACGCTGAACGTCATCGAGAGGTAGGTGTGAGCATTGATTAACGTCACCAAGAAGTTCCGCAAGGCGCTCTTCAACGACCAGCGGAACTACAAGGAACTGGTCACCATCCTCCTCTCGGACGGCACACGGCTGGAACTGACCAATGAGAACCTTCTGGAAGGCGTCGGCTTCGATGACATGGTCTCGGAGGACAACAACTTCCAGATCGGCGCTGCCATCATCAACAGCGCCTCCGTGAAGATCAACAACATGTACGACGACTACACGGACTACAACTTCGACTACGCGAAGGTGTACGCCAACGTGGGGCTGGACTTCGACGACGGGACCTCTGAGGTCATCCGGAAGTTCACGGCATACGTCGACGAGGCCAAGTACAACGGCTCGGCCATCGAGCTCTCCTGCATGGACTACATGGGGCTCTTCGACCAGGTGTACGACGGCAACCTCGGCTTTCCGAACACGACCCTCGGCATCATCCAGTACTGCTGCACCCGTTGTGGCATCACGCTCGGCACTCCGAGCTTCCCGCGAGATGATGTCCAGGTCGCAGAGCATCCGGACTTCGGTGAGAACTGCACCTACAGGCAGATCATCTCCTGGGTCGCACAGCAGTCCTGCTGTTTCGCCCGGTGCAATGCCTACGGCGAGCTGGAGATCAAGTGGTACGACATGGACTCCCTGAACGCGGAAGCCAACCGGCTGGACGGCGGACAGTTCGACAAGGGCACCCCGAAGTACCAGACGGGCGACCACGCGGACGGTGGCGGCTTCATGACGGACGGCGACCAGTACGACGTTGAAGAGTTCAGCGCCGCATCGTTGCCTGTGCACGTCCTCAACGGCATCTTCTCCTGTGAGGTATGCAAGGACCCCGTGACCATCACGGGCATCTCCGTGACCACCACAGAGTACGACGAGACCACGGGGACAGGTGAAAACGCAACCACCGAGCGGAAGACCTACACCGCACAGGTCGGCACCACCGACTACCTGCTGGCGATCTCCGGCAACCCGCTGATCTCCACGCCTGCCATGGCGACAGAAGTGGCGAACTTCATCGCCTCGAAGCTGGTCGGCTTCACGTTTTGGATCGGTCACGTCTCGCATCTTAGCGATCCGAGCATCGAAGCGGGCGATGTGATGCTCTTCTCCGACTACAAGGGCGTCACCTACAGGGGCGTCGTGTCCTCGACGTCGTTCAAGTGCGGAGAGTCCCAGACGACCGACTCGTCTGCCGAGACTCCGAACCAGAACACCAAAACGCAGCGATCCGGTGCGGATGCGACCACGCAGGCCATCATGGAGATCGAGAACTGGCTGCACCGCCAGAAATCGGCCTATGAGCTCGGCATCCTGAACCTGTCGAACCGACTGGACGCGGAAGCCGGCATCCATGTGACGAAGCAGACCGCATCCGGCTCCGGTGACATCTGGTATCTGCACGACAAGCCGGAGCTCGCTGAGTCCACCAAAGTCATCAAAGTCACAGCTGACGCGATCGGCTTCTCCACGGACGGCGGTCAGACCTGGAACTCCGGCCTGACTATCGACGGCGACATTGTTGCACGAGTCCTCAAGGCGAAGATCGTCCAGGCCGGATGGGGCATTTTCAACACCATCACCGATGATGCCGGAAACACCAGCTTCAATCTGTTGGATGGAACGCTCAACATGACCAAGGGGTCCATCACGCTGGGAGACATGAGCGACACTTCTGACCCTTCCAAGTACTACTTCAATGCCAACACACAAGGAAGACTTGCT